CATCACCGGCCGCGGCGCCGACTTCCTGATCATCGACGACCCGCTCAAGGATCGCGCCGAGGCGCAGAGCGCGACCATCCGCAACGAACTGTGGTCGTGGTTCAACGACACGGCGATGACGCGGCTCATGTCGGATGTCGGCGCGGTGATCATCATCATGTGCATGGTGGGTAGTACGCGGGTTCTGTTGGCTGATGGGTCCGAGAAGCTGATGCGTGATATCCGTCCAGGAGATCGCGTCGCCACCTACAAGGACGGCACACTGACCGCGTCGCGCGTACTGAATTGGGCCAACCAGGGCACCGATCGGGTCTTCACGATCAAGACCCGATCCGGGGCCGAAGTCACAGCCAACGAGCGACATCCGTTCCTGGTGCAAGAGGGTGAGGCGACGCAATGGAAGCGGCTTCGGGACATCAAGGTCGGGGATCACATCCTCCGGGTTATTGGGGGCGGTGGCGAGGCGTCGAGTGAGCCCATTGGGGCGGCAAGCTCTGCGTCGATCACTGTCACGACAGCGGCAGGGTCAGGGGCCTCCTGTGCAACGACTGCAATCTCGCCGTCGGATATGGCAAGTCCGAAGCCACGTTGCTGGCCGCCGCTCGATACTTACGAGATCGCGCCTGACGTCGTTGTGGATATCATCCCCGCCGGCGAGGAGGAGGTGTTCGACATTCAGGTCGAGCATACCGAGAACTTCATCGCCAACGGCGTGGTGAGCCACAACACCCGCTGGCACGAGGACGACCTGGTCGGGCGCCTGACCGACCCGAACAACCCGTACTACAACCCGGCCGAAGCGAAGAACTGGAAGATCATCAACATCCCGGCGCTGGCCGAGCAGAACGACATCCTGGGGCGCAAGCCCGGCGAGCCGCTGTGGCCGCAGCGCTTCGGCAAGGCCCACCTCGAAAGCATCCGCAACCGGAACCCCGTCGGCTTCAGCGCGCTCTACCAGCAGCGGCCCTCGCCTGATGACGGCGACTATTTCAAGGCTGCGATGATCCGGACCTACCTGCCGCACGAGCTGCCGGACCGGCTACGCCTCTACGTCGGTTCGGACCACGCGGTCGACAAGAAGCAGCGCAACGACGAGAACGTGATCCTGACGGTCGGCATCGACGAGCATGACGTGATGTGGGTGGTCGACTGCTGGTGGAAGCGCTCGAAGACCGACGAGACGGTGGACGAGATGCTGGCGACGATGAAGCGCTGGCGGCCGATCACCTGGTGGTCGGGCAAGGACCATATCACCAAGTCGATCGGCCCGTTCCTGACCGCGCGCATGCGCAAGGAGAAGGTCTACATCTCGATCGTCGAGCTCTCCGACAGCAAGGACAAGGAACAGAAGGCGCAGGCGATTCAAGGCCGCATGGCGATGGGCATGGTGCGGTTCCCGAAAACCGCCTGGTGGTACGAGAAGGCTCGCGACCAGCTCCTCAAGTTCCCGAACGGGTCGCTCGACGACTTCGTCGATGCGCTCGCCAACATCGGCCGCGGCCTGCCTTATCTGCACGGCGCCGCCGGTCAGACCAAGAACATCAAGGGGCCGCCGCGCGTGGGCACGCTCGCCTGGGCGAAGGCCGATCACAACTACCGGCGCCGCCTCGAGCGGCAGGCCGAACAGATGCGGAGCATGTGATGACCGGACCAGCCCCCGCCGCCGGCGAAGGCAGCCTTACCGATACGATCATGGACATGTTCGCCCCGAAGGCGCCGCCGTCGCCCTTCACGCCCCGGCCCGCGGCGATCGTGCGCGCCGACCAGAGCGCCGAGCCGCCCGAGGCGCGTGCGGCGTTCGTGAAGAAGTGGCTGAAGAAGATCGAGATCGCCGAGCGCCACCACGAGCCGGCGTTCAAGCGCATGGCCGACGACATGGACTTCGCCTTCGGCAAGCAGTACCCGAACGCCACCGACAAGGACGACCGCTACAAGCTCAACATCGTCCACCGGCACATTCAGACGCGCGTGCCCGCGCTCTACGCGCGGCAGCCGACCTTCATCGCCAAGCGCCGCGCCCGCCAGGACTTCCTGTATTGGGACGAGGAACCGGCGTCGCTGCAGGCGGCGATGCAGGAGGCGGCCATGGCGATGCAGTCCATGCAGATGGGCGGCCCGGCCATGGCGCCGAGCCCCCAGACGGTAGCGCTGCTTCAGGACGTGGTCGACGGCTTCGCGCACCGGAAGATGATGGGTAAGCTCGGGCGCACGCTCGAGATCCTGTTCGCCTACTTCATCAACGAGCAGATCCCCGGCTTCAAGGAAGGCATGAAGCAGATGGTCCGCCGGGTCGTGACCTGCGGCGTCGGCTACGTGCGTCTCGATTTCCAGCGGCTGATGGCGCGCAACCCGGGAACCGAGAGCAAGATCGCCGACCTGGCGCAGCGCCTCGGCCATGTGGAGCGCCTGCAGGCCGACGTCGCTGAGGGCAAGATCCAGGTCGACGCCGCCGAGATCGAGGAGATGCAGCAGACGCTGAAGGCGCTGCAGGCCGAGGAGGAGGTGGTGATCCGCGAAGGGCTGTGCTGGCACTGGCCGCGGGCCACCGCGATCATTCCCGACCCCGCCTGCACGAACCTCAAGACCTGGGCGGGCGCCGGCTGGATCGCCGAGCGCTACCTGCTGACGGTCAACGAGATCAAGGAGATCTATAAGGTCGACGTCTCGGGCTCGTTCACCGCCTACTCGGCCAAGGGCGAGCTCGTCGGCGGCTGGAAGGTCGACGCGAGCGTGGACGGCCAGGACGTCGGCGAGCAGCATTGCAAAGTCTACCGCGTCGAGCACAAGTCGACCGGTCTCGAGTTCACGCTGTGCGTCGGCTACAAGGATTACCTGCGCGCACCGGCCGAGCCGAACGTGCAGCTCGAGCGCTTCTTCACCGTCTATGCGCTGACGTTCAACGACGTCGAGCACGAGAAGGAGATCTTCCCGCCGTCCGACGTCCGCCTGCTCCGCTCGCCGCAGCAGGAGTACAACCGGACCATGGAGGCGCGGCGCCAGCACCGCATCGCGTCCCGGCCGCTTTACGCAGCGCCGGCTTCCGCCTTCGAGGAGGAAGACCAGAACTCGATGCTCAAGCACGAGGCGCACGAGATCATCCTGCTCAACGGCCTCACGCCCGGTCAGAACGTGGCCGAGGTTCTGCAGCCGGTGCAGAAGATCCCGATCGATCCGAACTTCTACGAGACCGAGACGGTCTTCCAGGACGCGCAGCGTGCGGTCGGATCCGGCGCCTCTGAGATGGGGAGCATGACCGGCGATGGCGGCGCCACCGAGGCCTCGATCGCCGAGAGCGGTCGCATCTCCTCGCTGTCGTCCAACACGGACGATCTGGACGAGCTCCTGTCGCAGCTCGGCCGCGACGGCGGCCAGGTGCTGATGACCGAGATGTCGCAGCCCAAGGTGCAGGAGATCGCCGGGCCGGGTGCGGTGTGGCCGTCGGTCACGCGCGCCGAGGTCGCCAAGGAGATCGGCCTGATCGTCAAGGGCGGCTCGAGCGGCCGTCCGAACAAGGAACGCGACATCGCGAACATCGAGCGGCTGATGCCGTTCATCGTCCAGATCCCTGGCTTCCAGCCCATGTGGATCGCCAAGCTGTTGATTTCGCTGATCGATGACCCGGCGACGGGCGACATCGCCGAAGCGCTCAAGGACGGCATGGCGTCGATCGTGGCACAGAACCGGCTGGCGCAGCCGGCGCCTGCCGACCCGGGCGCGGACCCCGCGGCCCAGGGCGGCGAGGGGGGCGACCAGGGCGCGCGGCCGGATGGCACGCCGCCGGGCGCGCAGCCGGCCTATCCCGGGAGCCCCGGCGGTCCGGACGGTGGCGCCCCTAGCGCTGCCTAGGGTGTTGATAATCGCGACAGAATGTAGTATGTCTGTCTGAAGTCGTAGGTCCGGGTCAACCGGCCACCGCACCGAAAGGTGCGTCCCTCAAAGAGGAGACGCTAAATGCCGGTTCCGGCACCCGACGGTTCGTCACCGTCGAACGAGATCGTCGAGACGGGAGCCGTCAGCACCGCAGGCGCTGACCAGGTAGCCGCCTCGACGCCAGTTACGGACGCAGACCCCGCGAAGTCGTCCGGCGCGGACCAGGGCGCTAATACCGAGCCGAAGGCCCTTCTCGACATCGTCAAGGATGTCGTCAAGAAGCCCGAGGAAGGTGAGGCATCGCCCGCCCTCAAACCCCAGGAAGGTTCGTCTGATGGCAAGCCCTCCGCCGGCAAAGCGGCAGCGGCCGAGCCAAAGGACGACGACGCCTCGGTTCCATTCCACAAGCACCCTGCCTGGCAGCGGCGTGTCGCTCGCGAAAAGGTTCTCGCGGGCGAGAACGAGACGCTGACGGCGCAGGTCACGGAGCTCAAGCGCCAGGCTGACCAGCTCAAGGTCATCGAGGATTTCCGCGCCAGCAATGGCATCTCCGTCGACGAGACGGTGGCGGGCTTCAAGATGATGGCCCTGATCAAGCAGGATCCGGCGAAGGCGCTGCCCGAGCTCCGCAAGATCGTCGGCTCTCTCGAGCTGGCGATCGGCGAGCGGCTGCCCGAAGACCTGCAGGCGCAGGTCGACAAGGGCGCGATCGACGAGACGGCGGCGAAAGAGACGGCGCGACTGCGCGCGGTCAACAAGCGCCTCACCGAGACGGTCGATCAGTCGCGCACCCGCGAGACGGAGCGCGAAGTCGCCGGCACCCGGGAAGCAATCCGCTCCGAGGTGTCGAAGTGGGAACAGGGCCTCAAGGCGTCGGATCCCGACTGGTCCGAGAAGTCGGAGCTCGTGCAGGACAAGGTGCTCGCGATCGTCCAGGCAACCGGCCGTGCGCCGGCGACGCCCGAGGACGCGCTGGCACTCGCGCAGACCGCCTACGCGGAGGTGAACAAGACGTTCGCCCGCCTGCGTCCGGCGCCTCGCGCGACCCGTCCCGCCCCCGCATCCGGCTCGTCCGCAACCGGCGCCAAGGCGCAGCCCAAGACCATGCTCGAAGCAGCGCGCATGGCGGTGGCCGCAGCCGCTTAAAGGAGTTTCGTCATGCCGTTCACCGCTGAAGAAGTCGGTAACATCTCGAACGCTCTGCTCGACCACTACATGAAGGGTCGGGCCGAGTCGCAGTCCATCCAGGACAAGCCGATGCTGAAGGCCATGAAGGCCAAGCAGAAGACGTTCCCGGGTGGCAAGGAATACATCCGTGGCAACGTGAAGGGCGACTACACCACCGCCTTCATGGGCTACGAGCACGACGACACGGTCACCTACGCCAACCCGGCGAACATCAAGCAGTGGTCGTACCCGTGGAAGGAACTCCACGCCGGTATCTCCCTCACGCTGACCGAGCTCAAGAAGGCGGGCATCTCCGTCTCCGACAGCCTGAACGGCGAGAAGACCGTCGAGCACTCCGATCGCGAGCTCGTCGAGATCACCAATCTCATGGAGGACAAGCTCGACGACATGTCCGAGGGCATCGATCGCAGCCTGAACGACATGTTCTGGCGCGACGGCACGCAGTCGGCGAAGGTCTTCGCCGGCGTCCAGGCGTTCGTCACGCTGAACCCGGCCGTCGGCCTGACCGGCGGCATCGACCGCGCGACGAACCGCTGGTGGCGCAACCGTGCCCGCGTCGGCTCGCTGTCGGCCGAGAGCGGGCGGTCCACGATCGAGAGCATCACCGGCTCGAAGATCACCGCGTCGACCAGCCTGCAGACGCTCACCAAGACGCTGCGCAGCGAGGCCCGCCAGCTTCGCCGCTTCGGCGGTCGCCCGAACCTGGTGCTGTGCGGCAGCGCCTTCCTGGACGCGCTCGAAGGCGAGATCCACGAGAAGGGCACCTACACCCAGACCGGGTTCATCAACAACGGCAAGAACGACATCGGCATGGCGCAGATCTCGATGCGCGGCGTCGGTGACTTCGAGTACGACCCGACGCTCGACGACCTGGGCTACTCGAAGTTCTGCTACATGCTCGACACCCGCTTCCTTCACCCGATGGTGATGGACGGTGAGGACATGAAGGCGCACGCGCCGGCCCGCCCGCCGGAGAAGTACGTGCTCTACCGAGCCGTGACCCACACCGCGGGCCTGGTCGCCAAGAAGCTCAACTGCCACGGGGTCTACGAGATCGCGTAACGGGACGGGGCGGCGAAAGCCGCCCCTCTCGACGCTCTCGTATCACCCTCAAGAAGGACGGAAAAAATGTCCCAGAAGACGGTTACCCTGCAGCTCGCTTCGGCGGTTGTCACCAACGGCACCTTCACGGTCTCGTATCCGACCGGGTTCACGAAGGGCAACTTCATCAACGGCGCCAACCACACCATGTGGGCGCTGCAGAAGAACATGAAGATCGGCCGCGACTTCACCCTCTCGCTCGGCAACACGAGCGCGACCGTGACCTATCTCGGCACGACCACCATCCCGGCCGGATCCACCGTGGTCTTCGGCTTCGACCAGACCGGCGAGGGCGTGCTCGAGACGGTCGTGGTCAACCGCGTCCGCAACGGCTACGTGCGCATGATCGAGCTCGGCTCGCCCGTGCTCGCCGACGCCGACGGCATCAGCGCCTCGCAGTCGGTCACGGCCGGCGTCGAGGCCGTCATGGACGGCGCGCTCGTCGACACCTCGGTCTCGGGCATCACGCTCGATGTGCCGCGCAACGTCGTCGCGGCCTGGACTACCTCCTCGGTCCTGACCGTCAAGGGCTATGACGAGTACGGCGTCTACATGGTCGAGAAGTCGGCCAGCGGCACGTCGTTCACCGGCAAGAAGGCCTTCAAGCGCGTCACCAGCCTGACCTTCTCGGTCAGTGTCACCGGCGCCACGATCGGCACCGGCTCGGTCCTGGGCCTGCCGCTGTTCCTGCGCGACGTCGACCAGATCCTCGCCTCCTACGAGAACGCGGTGAAGGTCGATGCGGGCGGGCGCAAGGTCTACATCCCGTTCGAGATCGAGCAGACCGAGCTTCTGGCGCCGACGAACGAGCAGATCGTCTGCCCCGTGGCCGGTCGCATCACCGGCTATCGCGGCATCGTGCAGTCGGCGGTCACCACCGGCGGCGCGGTCACCCTGAAGATCGGCTCGACGGACGTTACCGGCGCATCGATCACCATCGCTGACGCCGACGCGGCGGGCACCCGCTACAACTCGTCCGCGATCACGGCGGCCAACACCGTGGCCGTTGGCGACCAGATCCAGGTCGTGCCGGCCTCGGCGATCAACACCGCCGGTCAGCTCAACGGCGTGATCGAGATCACCCAGGACGGCGTCAACGACGGCGGCACCTGGGTCGTGGGTTCGCAGGCGGCGGCGACCGCCACCTCCGGCGACGTCCGCGGCACCTTCGCCCCGGCGACCACCATGGACGGCGTCGTTTCGTTCGCCTTCCTCGTCGCGGTGGACAACCCGTCCTACCTCGGCGCTCCGCAGTACGCGGGCTAAAGGGCACGCAGCCGATCCGGTGTGGCCTCCGGGCCACACCGGAGGCGCCCATAGGCACACGCCTCCCCGCTACCCAAGGAGATCCCCATGCAGCTTTGCGATGCCACGGTGCGCCTCGGCGGATCGGTCGGCCACACGGTCGAGAAGGTCAACCTGACGCCGGCCGAGATCGCCGTCCTGCGGCGCATCCACGGCACCGATGCCGTGCTCAACATCTACCCGCGGCGCTCCGACAAACGCAGCCAGAACGGCGAGCGCACGCGCCTCGAGGGCCTATACGGCGCCGAGATCGTCGCCGCCCTGTTCCCGGGCGAGATGTCGAAGCTGCCGACGACCCTCAAGGACATCGGCCTGGCGCCGAGCCCGACGCCGCAGATCCCGCCGATCGAGCTTGACCAGATGGACGAGCCGAACGACGACGACCTGAAGGCTATGGGCCTGGACGGCGGCGATGGCCTTGAGGGCGCCGTGCCCACGCAGGCCGCGGCCTAATCCATGCCTCGCGGCGTCACCCTCGGGCAGATGGTGACCGATCTCCGTGCGGAGGCCGGTCACTCCACCGACGCCGCGCTCGGCAAGAACAAGCTCGTCCAGCTCAAGCGCCTGCTCCAACGGACGCAGCAGTGGCTCTATGACGATTTCGACTGGCCCTTCCTGAACCTTCAGGAGGATGTCCAGCTCAACGCCGGGCAGCGCTTCTATGACTTCCCGTCCGGCATCTCGATCGAGAACGTCAAGAGCTACGCCGTCCGGTGGGGCAACAGCTACCTGCCGCTGATCAACGGCATCGGCGCCTCGCACTACAGCGCCATGGAGAGCGAGCAGACCGGCGCGTCCGGCTCGTTCACCGTGACGGGCGGCGCAGCGGCAGCCGCCACCGGCGGCTTCACGATCAACGCCGGCACGCTCGGCGGCAGCAACGTCATCACCCAGATCACCGTCAACGGCAGCGTGACCCTGCTGTCAGCGTCGGTGCCCTGGGGCACCAGCCACACCGCGACCGCGGCTGCCGTGGTCGTCGCGGTCAACCTCGGCACCGACACGCATGGCTACAGCGCCAGCAACGTCGGCGCGGCGGTGACGCTGACGGCCAAGCCCGACGACGGCACGGGCGCCAACGGCTACACGATATCCGTCACCGTCGGCGGCGACGTCACGGTCACCTCGGTCTCGAACTTCTCGGGCGGCGCCAACAACCGGATCGCCAAGATCGAGGTGGACGGCGTCGACCTTCTCGACGGTTCGCCGATCGGCTGGCGCACCTCGAACACCGCGACCGCCACCGCCATCGCAGCCGCCATTAACGACACCATCACCGTCCCGAACTACACGGCCACGTCGCGCGCGAACGAGGTGACGATCACCGCCGATCCGCAGAGCGACGACGCCGGCAACGATCGCGAGATCGATGTGACGGTCGCCGGGTCGGTGACCGTCGGCACACCGGTCGACCTGACCGGCGGCATCCTCTCGATGCGCTCTGACCCGGTCACGAACATCGACCTGCGGCAAAGCGACGGCGCGGTGCAGATCGAAGTGTGGCCGGTGCCCGCCTCGAGCGATCAGACGCTGCGCATCTTCTACAAGCTGCCGCTCAACGCCTTCGTCGCCAACGACGATACCTGCACCCTCGACGACACGCTGATCGTCCTGTTCGCCGCTGCCGAGCTTCTGGCGGACGCCAAGAACGAGCGCGCGCCCAAGGTCGAGAAGCTGGCGATGAACCTCTACAACAAGCTCCGCGGCCGGGCGGGCGGCGCCCGCCGGCGCCTGAGCATGCTGGGTAACATCGATGCCGCCGGCCGCCAGCCGCGCATCAGCGTCGCCTACGTGCGATAGCCGATGCCCTACCTGGTCATCGAAGATTTCCGCGCGGGGCAGGACAGCCGCAAGAGCAAGGCATCGGCGCCGATCGGCACGCTGCGCCGCCTGACGAACGCGCATATCGATCGCGGTGGCGCGATCGAGAAACGCAAAGCCTTCGTCAGCACCTACACGCTGCCGGCCGGCACTTTCGGCATGGCGACCATCAGCGGCGCGCTCTACGTCTTCGGCTCCGCCGTTTCGCCCACGATGCCGTCGGGCGTCAACTATCAGCGCCTGCAGCATCCGTCGGCGTCGGCGATGACTGCCGTGCTGCAGGTCGAGATCTTCAACGGTCTGCCCTACGTCATTGCGTCCTATGCAGATGCGTCGATCCATCACTTCTACAACGGCACGCGCGTCACCGACTGGTATGACGGCCGCGCCCGCGGCTACTTCGATGTCACCGCCGGATCGGCCTCGGCGGGAACCGCCGCCAGCACGACCATAACCATCACCGGCGGCACCTCGAACCCCGGCACCAACAAGGTGTCCTCGATCACGATCAACGGGGTCGAAGTCCTCGGGTCTGCGGTGAATTGGGTGACTAGCCATACGGCGACGGCGACCGCGGTGGCGGCACAGATCGCCTCGTACACCTCAAGCCCGGACTGGACCGCAACCGCGAACGGCGCGGTCGTGACGATCACCAAGTCGATCACCGGCGTCGATGGCAACGGCCTGTCGGTCGTGGTCACGAACGCCGGCGACGTCACCAATAGCGGCGCGGCTGCGACGGCCGGGGGCGTCGATCCGAACGCGGTCAGCAGCATCCTCGTGAACGGTGTCGAGATCCTGGGCGCTCGCGTGCTGTGGACGACCACCAACACCGCCACGGCTGCGGCGATCGCGAGCCAGATCAACAGCTACACATCGACGCCCGAATACACCGCCACCAGCATCGAGAACCGCGTGTTCATCCTGGCCGCCGCGGCGGCGGGTGCTGGGCCGAACGGCTTCGAGGTGACGCCCACCGTGCTCGGTAGCGTGACGCTCGCGAGCACGACCGCCCTCTCGGGCGGCGACGCCGCGGCCGGCACGTACACCCCCGGCCGGTCCTGCCGGACCCTCGGCACGAAGATGTACGTCGTCAGCGGCTCCAATCTGCACTTCTCGAAGATCGCAGACCCCACCAAGTACAACTCCGACCAGGTCGGCGCCGGCTTCATCAACATGGCGACGCATGCCGCGGGGTCCGAGACACTGATCGGCATCGAAGCCTTTTTGTCCTACGCCGCGATCTTTTCGGCCGAGGCGATCCAGATCTGGACGCTGAAGGCCGACGAAGATGAGAACGAGAAAGCGCAGGTCATCAAGAACGCCGGCACCTCCGCCCCGCGGTCGATCGTCGGCTACAAGAACGGCGACGTGGTGTTTCTCGGCAGCGACGGCATCCGCTCGCTCCGATCGGCCGGCGACGTTTCGTCGACCGCCACCGTGTTCGAGGTCGGCACCGCCATCGACCCACAGGTCAACGACCATGTTTCGGGCCTGTCGGCTTCGCTGGTCGAGCGCGCCGTATCCATCGTCGAGCCGGTGGACAAGCGGCTGTGGGTTTCGATCGGCAATCGCGTCTTCGTCTTTACCTATTTCTCCGGCGCCAAGATCTCGGCATGGTCGGAGTATCTGCCGGGCTTCACGATCTCCGATCTGGCGGTCGTCGGCACGCGGCTCTACGCGCGCTCCGGCGACACGATCTACCTCTATGGCGGCGCGGCCAACGACACCTACGACGCGAGCGAAGTGACGGTCGAGCTGCCGTTCGTCGATGGCAAGACCGTCGCGACCTGGAAGCGTTGGACGGCATACGACGCGGATCTCGCGGGCACCTGGGATCTCTCGATCGCGACCGACACCGGCCAGGAAGACACCTACGAGGAGATCGCCACCGTCACCGGCGTCACCTACGGCGAGCTGCGTGCCGCCTTCGACAGCGAGAGCTCGCATGTCGCGCCGAAGCTGGTGAGCGCCAAGGCCGAATATGCCCGCATTTCCAGTCTGATACTGCACTACCAACAGGAAGACGCCTCCTAATTTTCGGCTTTGTCGGCATATCGGATTTTGTCGGACAAGCCGCTGCTATCACTGTATATTGTGCCCAACATCAGGGAGAACCTGAGAGATGTGCGGAGGCGGACACGAGGTAGACACCTCCCGTCAAGAGGAGGAAGCCCGGCGCCAGCGCGACGAAGACCGCCGCCGGGCGGAGGAAGAGCGTGCCCGCGAACAGGCGGAGTACGACCGCCGCTATGCGCAGGAGCAGGAGCGCGCGCGCCGAGCCGAGGAGCAGCGCCGCCAGGACTCCGAGGCGTATCAGCGCCGGCTCGAGGAAGTCGAGCGTCAGCGTCTCGAGAGCGAGCAACGCACCGCCGAGGAAAACCGCCGCGCGCGCGAGGAAGAGAACACCCGCCGCGAGACCGAGCGCCGCACGGCTGCCGAGGCCGAGGAGAAGCGCGCGCAGGACGCGCGCAACGAGGCAACCGCCCGCCAGAACCGCATCGACGGCGCGGTAAGCAGCGTCGACAGCGCCTTCTCCGGCTTCAACGACGACTACTTCAACAAGTTCGTCTCCGACTACACGTCGTTCTATGCGCCGCAGATCGGGCAGCAGTACGACGACGCGGTGAAGAAGAAGACCTACGACCTGGCCGAGAAGGGCACGCTCGACAGCACGACCGCGGCGAAGGCCTACGGCAAGCTGGCGGAGACGCGCGCGGCGGCAGAGGCCAAGACCGCGGCCGATGCGCGGAACGCCGCCAACAATTTCCGCGCCGGCGTGCTCGAGAACAAGAACAACCTGCGGACCATGGCGCAGAGCGGTGCGCAGATCGGCGATCCGTCGCTGGTCGCGAGCGGCATCGCGCGGCCGACCTACGCCGATCTCGGCGACGTCTTTGCCGGCATGGTGTCGAACGTGGCGAAGCGCGCGGCACAGCCGACTACGGCGCAGCCGGGGCTCTACAACAACACCTCGGGCGCGGCCCGGGTCGTGAACTGAGGACGCGCCATGTGCGACACCATTGACGCGGCGGGCCGCGACGCCTTCGGCGAGGACTTCAATCCCTACGCCGGGCTGGCGATGAACGCCGTGGTGGGGGCCATGAACGCCGCCGGCCGGGCGACGATCGCCAATGGCGGCCCGAACGAAGCGCCGGGTGCGAGCACCGGCCAGGGCTATGGCGGCAACGTCGCCATCTCCGGTTCGGTCGACGGGCCGGACGGTGGGGCTGCTGGCCCGGCCGTCACCGACGCGGCCGTGCAGCGCTGGCAGCAGCAGATGATGTCGCCGACCGGTCCCAAGGACGGCACCGCCTACGACATGGTTGTGCGCGAGGGCCGCGAGGCCGATGCCGCGCGTCAGCGCGAGGCGGCCCAGGGCGAGGCCGAGGCGCGCGTCCGCGCCGAACAGCAGCGCCAGCAGGAAGACGCGGCGGCGCGTCAGCGTCGTGAGCATCAGGAGCGGATGGATAACCAGCCGACGGATGCGCCGCGGCCGACCCAAGCGCCTGCAGCCGCTGCCGTCGCCTCTCCGGCCGCGAGCCCGGTCAGCATGGTCGATGTCGCCCGCGCGGCCGTCGAGCCGCAGGGCGAGGTGCTTGGCGGCAAGACCGGCATAGTGCCCGGTCCGGTCGGTGGCGACGCTCCGTCGGCCCCCATGGGCTCGATCGGTCCGACCCATTCCATCCCGGGCACGCCGGCGCCTTCGCCAGTGGCCGCGGCCGTCGCCAAGGCGGCGAAGCCCTCGGGCGCTCCGATGGCGAAGGCCAAGCCGGCGGCCGGGCTCTACAACGGGCTCTCCAGCGGCAGCCCGGTTCGCGTGGTGAAGTAAAGTCATGTGCGAGCCGATCTCTACGAGCCTCGCTCTCGCGTCGACTGCCGGCGGCACGTACCTCAACAGCCGCGCGGCTTCGCGCGCGGCTGCGTCGAACCAGGCTGCCGTCAACCGGCAGACCGATATGTCGCGCGAGGAGTATGACCAGCGCCGCCGGCTCTCGAATGAGAACTACGAGCGCGACTTCACGCGCTCGTCCGGCGAGTACGACAAGCGGGTCCGCACCACCGACGAAAGCGACGCGCGCATTCGCGACGTCAACCGCGAAGGCCAGCAGGTTCAGACGCAGGCCGAGCTGGACGATATCGGCCGCTCGACGGATGTGATTCTTCAGGCGATTTCCGGCCGTCGCGGTGTCACCAATCAGGCTTACGACGAGCGGGAGGCCGCGCGCCAGCTCGGCGAGGCCCTGCGCGGCGCCGAGAGCGGGCGCCAGCGCGAGTTCCAGAAGAACGCCGACCAGACCATCGATCGCGGCATCGCCGACACCGGCTACGCCTCGGCCGAGGCGGGGCGCGGCGCCTCGCGCCTGCAGCGCTCGGCCGACATCGGCGGCACCGTCACCGCGCCGGCGACGGTCGACATCAACGTCAGCGACGCGATCAAGCAGGCCATCGCCTCCGAGCAGGCCAAGGGCGCCGGCAAGGCGCGGGCGGTGGCCGATGCGGGCGCGACCGTCGCCTCCTACGGCGACCTGCTCGACAGCGGCGCCAACCGCCTCGCCACGCTCAAGGGCGACCTGTCCGGGCTCGACACCAAGGCGCGGATCTCCATGGCGCCGCTCGAGACCGAGCTTGGCATGGCCGATCTCAAGTATCGGCAGGCGGGCGACCGCGCCGAGGACAAGATCGGATCGATCGCCGACGCCATGGACGGCGGGCTTCGCGAGAGCGCGCAGCGCAAGCGCTTGGTGCAGGTTCCCGCCGCCTACCGGCAGGCGTCGCTCGCCGACAGCATCGCGCAGCTCAACGACAATCTTGTGGGCTCGTCGATCGACTACGAGAACGGATCGAATGCGTCGAGCGGGCGCTACATCGGGTCCATCAACGGGTCGAGCTCCAACTACGAGAATGCGATGCGCGGCCTGACGGACATGCGCATCCGCTCGACCCCGTCCACCAGCATGCTCGGCGGCCTGTTGACGCAGCTCGGTAGCTACGGCTTCTCGATGGCCCAGAACCCGACGACCAACTGGTCGAAGATCGGCAGCTCGATCGCGCGCCCGTTCCAGT